CAACATAACAGCAAAATATAGAACCATTGTGATAGTAAGCACTACATAAAAGCCAAGTACAAACAATATATCTTTAAACAAATTTACAATCAATTTTGGATAGCTTACTTTCTTCATTTCTTTTCTCCCAAAGCCTCATTTAATACGTCCATAGCTAACTGCTCGTTGCTTTCTTTATCGGATATTCTGTCCATACAAGCAAGGTAAGAGATAGCGGAGGTTATAGCACGTTTAAGGTCAAGATTCTTTTGATTGAGCTTTTCCGACAGCTTGTGCAAGGTGTAATAATCTTCAAGCAGAATCGTATATGTTTCAAACACTCGGTCAAAATCCTTTTGCAACCGCTGACAATCTGTCACCTTTTTGCTGGCGTCAGCATTTTTCAACTGTCCGATTCTTTCGGACACTTCAAGTTCTTCCGTAATCATTGTTTCTCCAATAAAGGGCAATCGCCATAGTTCTTAAACGCACACTTAAAATATTCGTCTATAACGTGCTTGCCGTTCAGTTTATTCATAATGTAGTCATATTGTTTAGGGTGGGTCTTTTGCATTAGGTCAAATCTGTTTGGGTGCTTTTCCAAATGTAGCCCGTACATACAAAACATACACCCCGTTCTATTGCAACCTGTCGTTTTTAGTGTGTGGTCAGGCAATTCTATAATATCGCCGTAAACAGAGCAAATTTCTATGTTATTGTCTTTTATATACCGCAAAATGTCCTGTTCGTTCCAAAACGCAATCGGCGTACTCTTTGGGTGTTCAGAAGTAAACGCATTGCAGTTAGTGCCGAGATAGTTTGTATATCTCAATTTGCTTTCTGTTGCCATAACACCCAACATAGGCTTCTCACCTGTCAATCTGTCGTATTCGTGAAACGGTTTCTTCTTCATTTCTTTGCAACATCTATTTGAGATTTTAAAGTCTGCATTGATTAGTGGCTTCCACTTCTCCGCAACACACCAGTGCTTATTGTTTAATCGTATATTTCTGATATGTTCAGTTGAGTGATTGACTTCGTATATGTATTTGCTCTGCTCCTTTGAGATAATCGGATACCCCCATTTATCAATCACCTCTTTAAACGTCATTTTTGGCTTAATCCAGACGATATTTTCTTGCTTTCGTACAAACTCCCTAATTTCTGGATATTCAAGCCCAGTGTCTGAAAATACGCCTTTAACATCTTTGCAGGTTTTCAGTGAACGGACAAGGTGCAGAAGTACCGTACTGTCTTTTCCTCCGCTATATGATACATATACCTTGCCTCCGTATTGCAAATACCATTCCAGAATTAGCTCTTGTGATAGCTTTATCTTCTCCGCAAGTGGAAGTTTCATTTGAGCAATTTTCTGCTCCTCTGTCAATTTTAGGTCTTCTCTCTTTTTCATCTTAATCCTCCAACGCTAACATTATCTGATACATCTGGTCGTATGAGCGGTTGGTAACAACAAGCCTGCACGCAACATCCGTCACAATGTCGCCATTGTCTAAAAATTTTGCCAAGCTATAATGCTTGTTTCCATAATAAAACAAATACTTGTGTGGTTCATCGTTATACATCATTTCCCCACACTCGTATCCAAGTTTCTTTGCTTTCTCTACTAATTCTTCCCAAGTCATCACTTTCCCTCCGTCAAATTCTTAATGATATTGTCCATTTGTTCTAGCGTACGGTGATAAGCCAAGGCATATCCTGTTCGTTCGCCGTATTTCGTTTGCACAACCGCAACGATTCCGCATTTGTGAAACTCAAGGTCAAACACGCCTTTGAGGTCAACAAGCAAGCTTAGCTCACCAGGTTTGCCATGCTTTTCAACAAATTCATCCCAAGTCATAATTTTTTCTCCATTGTACTTATAAATTTATACATCTCTTCAAATGTAGTGAATAAAAGAAAAGTCTCGCCAGAGATAGTGCCGTCCGCATAGAACTCAATCGTGCTGTTCGGATTCGCAACAAACTTTATGCCGTTTTCTTCATTTTCGGCAAACCCGTATTTCTTTGTTTTCTTAACAAAATCGTCCCAAGTCATTTTCTATTCTCCTAACATTATTGCAAGTATAAGTATAACCAGTTCTATAAAAAGCTCAAGACAGGATAAGAAGGCAACAAAGTCTCTTGAAAATTTGACTTTCCACCCATAGATTGCCCACCAATATACTAAAACTGTTATCATTCTTTTTCTCCTATCAATCCACGTTTAATTGCCAATTCTTTCAAGGTTTGTACCTGTCCTTTTGGTCTATAATTTCTCTTGCAGAATTTAAGAATATTCAGCAAGTATGTGTTGTCAATTTCTTCTTCTTTGTAACATCTGCCTTGCCTGTCGCTCCAAACATAGCCGTCCCGTTGCAAATTTTCCCAGTAAGGTAAAGAGTCAATAAACTCTTCGTCAACGCAATCCAATCCCTCGTCATCTACCCAACTCATTCCTCGTACTCCTTAATTCGGCAACCTGTACCGTGATCCATTTACACTTCTCTTGTCACTCAATCTGTAATAAAAGATATTTCCCAAGCCAAAATCAAATTTTAGATTATGTTCGGTTATTTCATTCCCGTTCATATTCTGAAATTGAATCGCATGCCTCTCAACACTTGCAAGAGTTTTCAGCTCGTCCCAACGCGACCATTGATAGCCAAGTCCTGTATTTATCCAACTACGATGATACCACTTGCCTTTTTCAGATTTAGCAAGTTCAATACCTAAAACGTCGTTGCGGTATAATCTTACGCATTTACACATTCTTCATCTCCTAACTTTATTTCTTCAATCTTAACTGGTCGGCAGTAGTTGTAGTTTATTTCGGTGTCAAGATTGAAGTGAGTTATCGTGTGCTTATCCAAGTCAACCTGTATTACACCAGCTCCGCCATACTGCCCGATAACCCTTTCGTCTTCGTCACTATCCCAAAACCAACATAAAGTTCCAATTTCAATCATTTCTTTTACTCCCAACCCGTGGCATTTTCTTCTGCCATTTTAACAATTCTTTTCAAGAACCAGTAGTATTTGCATTTGTACCGCCATTTTCCTTTCTTCCTGGTCGTTGTTTCCATTTTGTGCTTTAATTTTGCTAGGTTTCTAAACCAGCGTAAAACTTCTTTTTCTTTCATCATTGTTCATCTCCTCAGCAAATATCCCAGTTGTAATTCTTTGCGTCTGCATTGTAGTCAGCTCTTGCTTTCGCAACCTCGGGGAGTACCTTCAATGTTTCGTAGCTCCATTCCCCGATTTCTTTCTTGTCAGCACCGTAACTATCACGGCAACAGTAGTCAACGCTTACCCAGTATCTTCCGTATTCCCAAGTAACGTGCGTTCTGTTCCAGCCAGCTAAATCAGAGATTACTTTTTCCTGAACTTCTTTTGGAAGTTTCTTAAATTCTTCAACTGTACTCATTTTCAAAATCCTTTCAGTTTGTTTGTTTCAATTTCTATCTTCATATTATATCAAAAATTTTAATATGTCAATAGAAAAAATCACTATTTTAGAAAATATTTTTTGTACCTAACGTCTTCTCCATATCGGTTTACATCAGTTTCCCAAATATCTTTTATCTTAAATCCCTTGTTTCTCAGGTTGAATATAGTCGCTGACAACCTCGTATCTCCTAGGTATTTAATCGCCTCTTGAGAAGTGATACCTTTATTTTGAAGAAGATACTCGTAACATCTTGTTTCTTTCGGTGATAACATTTTCTTTCCTCCTATGCTAAAGAATCAATAAAAGATTTCATATTTTCAAAACTTGCTCCTGTGCGGATATCAAGCATAACTGACAAGTGAGCGTTGCTCGTGATTTTATAATCAGAGTATCTAATAACTCCCGTGTCTGTCAAAAAGAACATATCATCAATGGCGATAAAATCCTTCGTGGCTAAAACTCTATCTCCAAGCTTATTGATTGCGTAAACTCGTAAATTGTAAAACTGTGTTTCGTTCATCTTCACTCTCCTTAATATAGTGTATCACAATAGGCTAATGCCTCTTTTGTGTAGGTATAATCGCCGTCTTCTTCCATTTCTTCTTCAGTACCTTTAATGTAATTGAAGATTCCGTCAGATTCAACGTAGTCTTTGAATTGGTCAATCTTCTTTTCCCATTCTTCCTGTTCGTCCCAGTCCTCGTCATCAGGTTCGGCAAATCTTGCGAAGTTTTGGTCTGGGTGACCGTAATTGCGGTAACTGTCCAAAGCCCATACATCAACTTCCATATTGTCTATGGCTTTCAAGATTGCTTTCTTGTGTTCATCGGTTAATTTCATTTTCAAAATCCTTTCATAGGTCGTTTTTCAATTTCTAATGTTAGGTTATATCAAAAATTTTAATATGTCAAGAGGTTTTTTATCTTTTTTTCAAAAAAAATAGGAGTCCTTTTACAGACTCCTCAACGAAAGTGATTTTGAACACTAAGCAATATATGTCTTTTTTTCCTATTTGTCAACTAAAAAAGAAGGGCTTTTACACCCTTCCACACAACAAAAATTGGAGTTAAATTACGATAAGTTTACTATATTTGTTACTCGGTTAGAGTATCACGATTTTCCAAAATGTCAAGTGGTTTATCTCTCTCTGGATAACTTCGCCAACCTATCACACAAGTTCTGTGTTTCGTGGTATCTGTCTTTCTTCTTGGTGTGTCCTTTGACGTGGTGAAGTCGTATTTTCTCGCCAGCTATTTCGTGGATTATGCTCGCAACGGTATTACGGTATTTTTCTTTTACTCCCGACAAATCTCCGTCTGCTCTGTATATACACTTATTCAGGATTTCTATTGCAACGGCTGAGTCGGTTACAATATGTATCCAACTGGACTGAGGTTTATCAACGTGTCTTAATCCGTGAAGAATACTTTTAAGCTCAGCGTCGTTATTATCAACAGCATAATCTTTTACATTGATTCGGACTTCTTTTACTCCCCCGTGTATCAGTTGCTTAATCACAACTCCGCACCCACAATGCCCGTTATTATAGCTAGCGTCGCAGAACATCACAACCATTTCTCTCTCCCTCTTGACAAATTGTTGTTTTGTAATAATCTTATCTCCTAAATTGTAAGTTGTTTCAGAGGATAGGTCAAACTGTCCTCTTTTTAATACTTTATTTTGTACTCAGCTAAGCAATTTGCCATATCTATCGGAGTTTTGATTGAGTCAATGCAGGTTATCGGCTCTCGCTCGGTTTCTACATACACATATTCAGTTTGCTTGCAACCGCTTAATAACAGGACTATTAGAGATATCAACATACCAATTAAAAGACGTATCTTTTTTTGCCTCTTCCTCAAGCTCTCGCACTCGCTCACTGAGTACCACCGCATTTTCGTTTCTTTTCTTAATTTCGTTGGTAAGTATAACATTGTTCCCCCTTAACGTTAAATTATTACTTTGTAGCGACTTTATCTCTTTCTGTGATAAGTTGTATAGAAAAATCAAAACACCCACACATAAGCCCAAAAAAACGGCTATTATTGACAGTATTTTACTCATATTTCCTCATAAATTAAACAATTCGCTACTGTGTTCGGCATAACAAAGACTTTCTCACCAGTAGGAGTGATATTGTATCTTGCCTTAAAAATCCACCTGTATCCTTTCGGGTCGTGTTGCATAATCTGTCTTAAATCCCATACTGTAGCTGGCTCGGTCGGGTCAAAGTGAGCAACAGTCATTATATTGATTAAATCTTCACCGTTCTTTATTACAAGCTGAACTTTGTCGTATAATTCTCCGTCAAAGTATAGGTCAACTTCATAGTCATACCCGTGTTTCAGGTCGTAGGTTTCTCCGCTGAACGTGATAACATCTCCGTCAATACTTCCGTCATACCCGACTTGTAGTCCTCTTCCGATATTATCCGTGATTTTCTTATCCAAGCCGTCCAGCTCGTCCCTTAATCCAGTGATTGCCTCAATCGGGTGTTGGTCAGGTAAATCCCTGTTATCCAAAATGTCGTGTCTTTTCTCCGTAGCTAGAACATTCTTAAAATTGATTTCTAAGTCGTTCTCCCATTGGTCGCAGGTATATGTCATATTAAAGGTATAATCTTCAATATCCATATCATCACAGACAAAATCAACTACCTTAAAGGGGACAGAAGTCGTTACCTTCTTTGCTTTCTTATTCTCATCAAAAAGGATAAATTCCCCGTTTACATACCCTAGGGGAAGTAACTTCGTTTGAACGGAAGACAGATTGACTGTCATCGTTTCCTCAACGTTATCAAAAGAAAATACGTTTCTGCCTATGGTTAATTGAGCAGAGTATCCAGTCAACGGCACATCTGCCTTCAAAGTGATATTCAGCAAAGTAGCCCCTTGAAAGTCCGTATCGTTTCCTCTTACAATCTGAATAAACTTCATCTATATCTCCCAAATACCAGTTTTAATTAACTTTGCAATTCTGTTAGCCCTCTTGGGGACTTGTCTTGCATAATTGGAATTTAAGCACTCTTCACTCGCTTTTGTAAAGTCTTTTTTCTCCATATAGGACAACATATTTTTGAACTTCAATAATCTTGCTATACCTAAATTAAAGCACATATCCAAAAGGGCGTATTGCCTCTCATCATCTAGCTCTTTATACCAAGGGAGATTTTTCTTCAATTTCTCAATGCACTTATTTATATCATTTCTTAACAAAAGCATAGCCCCGTTCTTAGTGATTCCGTGCTCATAATCAGGGCAGGCTTTCTTTTCTTCCTCAGTCAGGGGATTCGTTTCAATGTTTCTACCGACTCCTATCGTCTTATATCCAGCTGGACAAGTGTAAACGTGCAACACCATTCCTTCGTGATAGACAAGTCTATTCTCTACTTCCGTTATCTCTATCATTTTTACCTCTCATCAGTAATTCAGGATTTTCTTTTACTCTCTGGAAGATTACTACAAGAATATCATAAATTCTTACACCGAAGAATCCGCAGACCCCAGCTATGCCAGTTCTGACAGATTCATTCATAAATTCTCTCCATTGTTCTAATAAAAGCCCACTCAACACAGTAACAATAAACACAATCATCACTTCTCTGATTGTTTGCTTTACTGATATGAACGGGCGTATTATCATTACTATAAATCCTATAAATATTCCGACAAAGGCGTAATTTGCGATTATTTCTTTTGTTTCTTTTAACAACTTTCATCTCCCGTAAACGGTTATCTTTGATTAAAAGATAACGCCTAAGAGGCAAATTGTCAAATCAACTTCTTAATATCCATACGTTCCAGTAAATCACTAGCAAGTTCTATGTATGTTTCCGCACTTCTTCCAGACTTATAATGATATGAGTAAACTATATTTAAAGCAACATACCAGTCATACGGGTCAAAGTCTGTATCCAGTTTATCCAACTCGGTTGTTGTTTCTGTCAGATTCCAGTGTTCACCAGTACTACCGTCCTTGTTCTGAAGTTTGCTTACAACGTACTTAGACGTTTCTTCATTAAAGTGTGGATTCAGCAAAAGCTCAACTCTGATTAAGAACTTGCGTTTCTTATCATCTTCTAGGCTATTTACTAATTCGTCAACAAGACAGGTCAACTTCTCCATTTCTTCAGTAGTGGAAGTTTTGAGGTGTCTGTGTACTAATTCTTTAAATCCGTGCATTTTATACCTCCATTTAATCAATCTTTTCTTTATTGAGCAAAGAGGAGGCTTGTTTCATCAGCCAAGAGCGTGCTGGTTGACTACCCAACAAGTAACCTAAGACATATAAAAACAAGCCTCTCATCTTATTCACCCGTGTTTAAGTTATACGCTACAACGTGGTCGGTCACTACAGAACCCATACCACACCTGTAAATATAACCTCGCTTAATAGTGTTAGAGTACGCAACGTTTCCCCAACCGTCATACAACGGAACCGCCGTCAATGTTCCACCGACATTCATATTCAGAGTAATCGGCAAAATGGCGGTTGACGTGTTGACAATGTTAGGACAAACCTTGAACCATACTCTACCCGTGTTAGTAAATATCGGTACTTCCGAAAAGCTCAAGACTAAAGCACCGCTGTCAACAGTCGCTGTATTTGCAACGTATGTTTTCCGACAACAAGTCATCTTTTTTTCTCCCATTAGGTGTTGACAATGCTTTCTGTAAGTCCCAGCCTCTTTCAAGTCTATGCCTAACACAAGTAAAAGGAATATCATAAATCTTACACCAATCACCTATAAGATGTTTAATGCCGTTGATTTCATAATACTTATTTCTACTTGTGTTTTTTGCTTGCTCTCCAATAGGAATCCACTTACAATTTTCTGGGCAATAGTTTTGGCGTATATCTATTCTTTCAATAGTCAAGCCGTCTGAATATCCATTTGCCAAAGCCCATTCGTAGAACTGAACAAAATCATCTAGCCATTGTTTACACATAACAATACCTTTTTTGCCATAGTCTTTATAACTGCGTGCATTTTTATTATAGCACCGTTTTTTCATACCGTGATATTCTTTGTATAAACGAGTACGAGAAAGATTGTGTTTCGTGTTTCTTTCAATTATCTTATCGTGATTTAAGCAACCGCAAGATTTTGTGTTTCCTGATTTCAAACTTCTCTCACTTACGATAATTTCTTTTCCACAATCGCACACACACTTATAAAAGTATTCACGATAATTCCTATGTGGATTATCTTTATAAATGTGATGTTCTTCGTGGTCAAAAATAATCACTGTCAATCTTCCAAACTTTGTTCCTTTTTCTAAAATAGACTTACTCATAGTATTCTCCTAGCTATATTTAACAGATATATATTACATTGTCCATATAGCATTGTCAAGAGTTTTTTACAAAGTACCGCAGTTACAACCGCAACCATTATTATAACTGTAAGGAGTTATAATCGGATTGCAAGATGTTGATAATCCGCTTACGCTAGGCTTAACCAGCATGTTACTCTGGATATTGTTTAAGGTTGCAACAATCGGAGCAAGCGACGCTGTTACATAAGCCTCACTCTGAAGTTTCGTAATAGTGTTCTGCTGTTCCATAATCTTATCACGGAGATTTTGAGTATTGTAACTGTCCATCTTCTCTGCTAATTGTCCGATTTGTGTTTGCAATAACTCTTGTGTCTGACGTGATGAACTATCAATCAGCTGGTTAGTTTTTGCGTTATCCATCATAGCCTGTTTTTCAGATTCGCAGATTGCTTTATAAT